CGAAATGCTCGACGACGGCATCACGGGTACGCCCAGCCAAGGCCGACAGGCTCGACTTGACAGCCTCCGAGATGGTGGGGCGACCATCGGGAAAAGACTTGACAGTCTCGGTGGCGGGGGTGTCTTGCGTCTGATCATCCATTATAAAATTCCTTCTTGTAAATGCTGGCACCGGGTTGCCAAATTCGTCCGGCCTTGTTGCGACAGGACCACGGAAGACAGGGTGAGCCCTACTACTATGGCGGCGAAAAGGGACAAATCCGTGCGGGTGGATCATTCAACCCTCCTTCCAGATATGGAACGGGGATACTTCTTCATGATGACCTCGCCGAAGAAATCCATCTGGGTCTTCTCAGTCATGAGATGGACTTGCTGACGAGTGAGATTTGCCAGCTCGAAGGTCTTTGTGTTACGACCCTTACCGACCACGAGTGTTACTGCCATTAAAACCCCCTTGAATGAGAACTGAGGACAGGAATCCTAGTCGGGTCCTCAGCCGACCACTCTTCGAACGACTTCGCATTTAGGCGTTTTTGAGCCCAAAACATAGCTCTTGACAAGCTGAAAACCCTAGAGTTTCTGCGTCTTTCGAATGTCAAGTGAAATCTCCTTCGTCTTGCCCGATGTCAGTCACTGGACAGCGTATCAGCATGTACGACACCAACTGAAATGGATAAGGATAGGGCCATTTGATCTTGGCATGGCCGCCTTCAACGCCACAGGCCGGACACCGAGAGGGCGGCTCAGCCGGACCCTTCTCGATGTTCAGATAGGTGACGGGATTACCCTCGTTCACAACTCCTTGACGATTTGGACCATACCCTTATCGCCCCTCTGATAGCCCTCGCGAGGTGCCCCTACCTCTCTGTAAATAAGCTTAGGCATCTGGGAGACCTTACCGAGTGAGAACATTTTCCAGCCCTCAAATTCTCCTGAGTTAGAACCTCCGGCTACCTGATAGCCACGGAAGCAGGGTTTACCCGCCTTCGAGACGCCCAAGGCATGAACTTCGACTAATCGAGGCTCGCCGTCGTATTCTAGGTGAAGGGAGAGTTTGCTGTCCATCGAAGTGGCAATGAGGGAGGCCACCGCCAATTCATCTGTGGAAAGCACACAGTCGAACGCGCCAGCTAAGACGCTTTCTTTATCCATGGATTAGTGTCTTTCGAACATCTTTGAGGATATGGATCGAATTACGGACGTTGAACTCCGCAATATGATCCGGCTGCGTATTGTCGGTTATTGAGTCAATCGTTGCTTGTAGGCGCTTCATCACTCTTTCAAGCTGAGAGATTACGACCTCTTCGTCCTGCTTGAACCCTTCTCGCTTATGGTGGTACATGGCATATCCTTCGCCAATGGTGTCTCGGTGTGAGACACTTCCCGGAAAGGTCTTACCTCCCATTGAGGCGGGGGTTGACCCGCCTTTAGACCCACTAGACCACAACGCTCGGCAGAGCGTCTTCACCGGCTCGTAATATCCGAATGAAGTTCGAAATTAGATGAACAGGATGACACCGTGATATACCTGTTGAGCACGACACGCCATCCTGTATGCTCGGTAAATAGTCGAGGCAGTACCTACCAGTTCATGCCTGACCACGATGTCATACGTACCATCCTTCATAGGCAGAACCCAGATTTCCATGGAAACCTCCTACAAGACGACCTTCGAACCTGAAGGTAGGGTGATGGCATACTTAGCCTTCATACGCTCGATATGGATTGCCGCCCCACACGTATTAAACCGGCGAATTAAGGCCGCACGTTGTCGGGGTTCCAGCTGCGCCTCTATTAGTTCGATCATCGGTGTGGCGTCGCCATGTCTGAGAAGCCAAGTTATGGCTGCATTCTTCATTTCCTCGACCGATTGGCCTTCCTTGAAGACACGACCGCCATGCAGCTTATGAAGAGACATCGTAAATCTCCCAACCTAGGATGACTACGACACGTCAACCAAGGTGACGGTTTAACCTTGCCACCGTCAAAGGTAGTCTAGTGCAAGGGGGTGTTCACACTAGACGGGCGACCCGCCGACGCTCAGGGTGGTGAGGGTCGGGCAGGGAACTGTTGCGCTTACGCGGCCTTACGAGGGCGACCGCGACGAGAGACCGGCTGTTCACCGGCTCCCTTGTCGTCTTCGTTCGCGGGTGCCTGTTCGGCAGCCACACGTTCGAACTTAAGTCCGTTCAGCGCCGACGCAATCGCATGGGCGGTGAGGACATCCTCTGGCTTGACGACGGTGCGATTTGCTTCGTCCGACGCAGCGACTTCGATCCGCTTCGCCAGTTGATGCACCATCTTGACCATGCCGTCGAAGTCCAGAATGCGGATGCCGTTGCCGTTGTCGTCCGACAGAGTGTCGAACGTGCTGACATTGGCATCTTCGAGCTTCCACCAGTCGAGCTTCTGCTCGGGTGTGAGCTTCTGGTACTTCTTGTCATAGCCGGCATTCTTGCCGTCTGACGATAGCCGGATCGGAGTGTACGCGGTGAACCACGTCTTCATCAGATCGGCCCATCCGCGCGGCAAGGCAGCCACGAACGAAGGCAGTCGAGTGCAGTCACCCGTGCCGTTGCACTCGTCCGAGATGGCGGCGGGGGCGGCATGATAGAAAATCATCATCGCGATGACATGCGCCTGATCCCGCAACTTGTCACGGTTCGTCGTGAACGAAGTGATTGCTTCGTCGATAGCCTTGTTGTTCAGCTTATTATTCATGGTGGTTATCCTTCAACACACGATGGTTTGTTTCCACCGTGCTTAGGTTATCCATCACTGTTTTAACAGGATGTCCTAGCGGGACTCGCTAGGGTTGAACCATGGGTGCGATTGACTACAGGTCGCTTCGACTACGAAAGAGATCGCGCGACAGCTTGAATGAGTTAGAGATCAGGAGAAGGAAGGCAGACTCTTCAGTCGCCCTCTTAGCGGAATTCAACGACACAATTGCTTGATTGATAATGGATTCTTCGGTATGCGTCGCTATAGGACGAACCTTCCGACGCTTCTCTTTGGCCTTTCGACCGTAACCCGGTACGACAGGCTTTGCTTGGTAGGACGCCCTACCCGTGGACACGATGGACATAGGATGACTCCTCATGATGCCCATGGTTCAACTCTAGCGAGTGCTTAGGCATGACACGCTAGGCGGCTGGATTTAGGCTCCAGCCACCCTGTTAATACGAGGTCAATCCACTGGGCTTGAACAGACTATTCATATCTAATTCACCCCGGTTTTTCTTTTGGGGTTTGCGGAAGGCGCGAGTTTTCTTTGGATTCTTAGGACCGTCAAAGTATGAACGGCCCTTCTCTCCGATACCAGTCGCACCGTCGCCCTTCAATGGAACGTAAAGAGGTTCTGGCTTCTCGACGTATTTACGCCTACCGCCTCTATTCTCTACACGTCCCGGAAGGTTCAATAACTTACTAGGCATAGGACACTCCAGACAGTTTCGCCTAGAGTGCCATGCCGTAAACATTCGCTAGGGAGTTTTTCCGTTCATACTCTCTTAGCCGGAATTGCACCGGGTTATGAACGCGGGGGAAGCGCCACCGTGTGACACACTCTTACCCCTTCGATACAGTGTCACTGGGCTCGCCAGCCACCATATCACCGCACGGATTGGCGCACACTAGGTCAAGCGTTCACAATCGACGGCCTCACAATGGCGGTCAATCGCTCGCACACGGCTGTCAACCGTGCCTAGCTGCCTGTTACATGACCACAATACACCTTGCGCTTTCACCGTGACAAGTCACGACTATCCCACATGGTGCAGGCTATGCCGCCCGCCATGCAACCCGCTGTTTGTGACTAGAACACCACCCGCATTACGGTTTTAGCCGTAATCGTAAGGCTCTCCCATATCCACACGGCAAGCCATGCTTCAAGGGCACCTAGGGCGGTTAGGCGAACCCATGCCTAGCCACTGATATGACCCTACTTACAGCCCCGATTATGAACCGGGGATGAACCGTTAGGCCAGTCCCCATCGGGGGACACAGCAGGCATTGCACGGCCCGTGCCAGTTTTGGTAAGTGCTTGATACTGCTCGGCTTTCCCTAGGTGCTAGACTAGGCAAGCATTCTCACTTGTAAGGTTTTCTTACAGGTTATCTGGTAAAAGTGCGCTTTTCTGCCAGATTGGGGTGTCAATTATTCCGACGGTCTTTCGGGCCTATTCGCCTAAGTGCCTGTTTTGATTGAGCTTTCTTGATATGGGGTTGTAAGATTATCCGACAGTCCCCCTGTATGTTCTTGATATGATGTTGATATGTTCTCGTGCTGTTCCTCCTATGTACCCGTGAGACAGGTGTTCCTCCTTTGTTCTCGACGATCCGACCGGGGGGGGGTGCGGGCGCACGTATGGTGTGCGTAACTTGAGTGCTCTCACTTATTCTGTAAAAAATTCAGCCTTTCAGATATGCTCTAAAATCGATTTTAAGGGGTCCTACAGCGCGAAGACTCATTCTTGGCTACGTGGGTAGCCTAAACAGGCCATATCCTCCTCCTTGCTAGGTTTCTGTCCATTCTAGCAGATAATGATTGACAGAGAGAGGGCTCCTTACCAGTCGCCCTAGCCCAAGTCCTGCCCCGCCCCCTAAACTCTCTATAAAGTCTCTTTACTATATCATTATTACTATTACTCCTTACTATAACTCTTAGTAAAGAGATATTATATGTCATATTTCCCTTCCTGTCAACCCCAGAAATGAAATAATCGATCATTCTCCTGTTTTTTCGTGTCTCAGGAGAGAAATCGCTTGACTTTTAGTGCTTTTCTTGGTATAATAGGTGTATAGGGAGTAGCAACAGAGCAAATGGCTTATCTCAAACACGGGCAAGAGCCGCCTACGACCGGTAAAGGCTCCAAGATATCCCAGAAGATGCTGCTATTCGTAGATGAATACATGCTGGACCTGAACGGTTCTGCGGCAGTCCTTCGGGCAGGGTACAAAACGAGGAACGCCCACAAGCTTGCGTCAGAACTTCTCCAGCATCCCCTAGTACGGGCTGAGATTGAGAAGCGGACGAGTAAGCGACGTGAGAAACTCGAACTGACGGCAGACTACGTTCTGACTAAGCTCGTCTCCATTGTTGAAGACACCGAAACAGGAAACGTCCAAGCAGCTTTGAGGGGTCTCGAACTCCTCGGCAAGCATCTCGGCCTCTTCAAGGAACGTACCGAGATTTCAGGACCAGATGGTAACGCCATCCAGATGGAACAGAAGCTAAACAATGACGTCACAGATTTCACCAGCCGCCTTTCTCGCCTCGCTCGATCCGCAGGAACGGGAGAAGTGGTTGAGTTCCCTCACCCCGGGAGCGAAACAGAAACTTAAATGGGAGTGGGCCTTCTGGGCTCGTCCCAACCAGATTGCCCCGCCGGGTGATTGGAATACGTGGTTGGTCCTAGCCGGTCGCGGTTTCGGGAAAACAAGGATGGGGGCAGAATGGATACGTGAAAAAGCTCACGCCTATCCGGGTTGCCGCATCGCTCTAGTAGCCGAGACCGCAGCCGACGCCCGTGACGTCATGATCAAGGGTGACTCGGGTATCCTCAACTGTGATCCCACCTTAACGGAAGACGACTGGTCCCCGACAAACCGCTGTCTCACATGGCCGAACGGCTCGAAGGCCTACACATATAACGGAACCACCCCCGACCAGCTTCGTGGTCCTCAGCATCACTTCGCTTGGGTGGACGAGCTAGCCAAATTCGAATACATGCAGGATGCGTGGGATCAGTGTCAGTTCGGTCTCCGACTTGGTGAGCATCCCCAGTGTCTCGTTACTACGACTCCCCGTCCTCTTCCTGTCATCAAGAAACTGATGAAACGTGAGGGTGACGGAGTATACGTAACTAGAGGGTCTACACTAGACAACCAAGCCAACCTCGCGAAGAACACCATAAAAGAGCTCTATGAGCGCTACTCTGGTACTCGTCTTGGTCGGCAGGAACTGGAAGGCGAAATCCTTGAAGACGTCCCCGGCGCTCTCTGGCATAGAGAGGCAATTGATTCTGCCCGGCTTCGAGAAGCACCGGAGGAATTGCTTAAAGTCTACGTCGCTGTCGATCCGGCAGCCTCCTCGGAGGAGCGATCTGACGAAAACGGAATCGTCGTCGTCGGCCTTGCTCGTGATCCGGACGGATATGCCCGAGGTTATGTGCTTGAAGATGGGTCTCTTCGCGGTACTCCGGAAGAATGGGGCAAGAGAGTAATCAACCTGTACAGGAAGTGGTCTGCCGATAAAATCATCGCCGAAAAGAACAACGGCGGCGAGATGGTCGAACACGTCATCCGCTCGGTAGATCGTTCCGCCAACGTCAAGCTAGTTCACGCCTCGCGTGGCAAAGTCGTCCGTGCCGAACCTATCTCTGCTCTGTATGAGCAAGGCCGGGTCCATCACGTAGGCCGCTTCGACGAGTTGGAAGATCAGATGTGTATGTTCTCTATCGACAACGTAAGGAACTCTTCCACTGGTTCTCCCGATCGTGTTGACGCTCTCGTGTGGGGTCTTACTGAAATATTCGATAAGATCACAGGTAGGCGACTGACCGTCCAAGACGACAAGCCGACCGACGGGACTGAACTAACCAAATTCGCCGAGAAATCACCCTCCGGCTCAACATCATGGATGGCAGCATAAATGGCTAAGACCGAAGAGAAGAAGGATGGCACGATCCTTGATGTCCTTCCTATCGAAGGTACTGTAGCTAAGGACTACAAACCGGAAGGTTTCGAGTCGCAGGAGGAATTCCTCTCCGACATGCGTCGCCAGTACGAGATGGACGTCGAGTTCGACAGGGTTAACCGTGAGGCCGCCCTAGACGACAAGAAGTTCTCTGCTGGTGAGCAGTGGGACCCAGTCGTCCTTGAGCAGCGGAAGGGTCTTCCCTGTCTCGTTATCAACAGCATCCCCCAGTTCACCGCGCAGCTTGTGGGTGACTGGCGGGAGAGCCGTAAGGCGATCAAGGTCGTACCGAGTAACGACGAAGACACAGATATCGCTTCCATCCGAGGCGACATCATCCGCTCTATCGAGATGCAGTCTCGGGCAGACCGTGTGTACGACTCGTGCTTCGAATCTCTCGTCCAGTGCGGAGACGGTGCCTTCCGAGTTGCCGTCGAGTACGCGAGGGACTCCGTCTCTGACCAGAGCCTCTTCATTCGCCCGATTGAAGACTGTCTCTCCACCGTGTGGGATCGTTACTCTGTAGACCCGACTGGCCGTGATGCCAAGCGTGTCTTCGTTGACGACCGGATGCCGAAGCCTGAGTTTACTCGGAAGTGGAAGAACGCCACAGCGGCAGCCCTCGATTCCGACGACTTTACGATGGACGACCTCTCCGCCTCTAACTGGGTGGATGACGACTCCGTCCGGGTGACTGAATACTGGAGGTTGATCGAACGTCAGGCTCTGATCGCGATGTTCAAGAACGGCAAAGTCCTCAAGGTCAACAAAGACAACATCGAAGGCCTAGTCGCACAGTACGGCCCTCCCGTAAAGACGAGGCTGTCGTGGTGTTCCTACGCCCAGATGCATCTCGTGACCGGCTTTGCAATCCTTGCAGGTCCGTACGAGTACCAGTTGAACCGACTCCCGATCATCCGCATGAGCGGTCGTGTCGTGAACATCGGTGGACGTCGTGTCCGTTACGGTCTTGTCCGTTTCATGAAGGACCCCGTCCGTCTGAAGAACTTCTTCCGCTCTGTCTCTGCCGAGCAGCTTGGGTACGCCCCGAAAGCTCAGTGGATGGTTACAGAGGCTGCCGTCGAAGGCAAGGAAGAGACGATCAGGAAGTCGCACCTTTCTCGCGATCCACTCGTGATCTTCAACGACGAAGCCGTCTTCGGACAGAATGTCCAGCGTGTCGATCCTCCGCAAATCCAACAGGCATACCTGAACGAAGCTCAGGTGAACGCTCAGGACATGAAAGATGTCACGGGTATTCACGACGCCTCCCTCGGTATCCGTTCGAACGAAATCTCAGGTCGTGCCATACAAGCTCGTCAGCGTGAAGGTGATATCGCCTCGCTGACCTTCTTCGATAACGGTAACGCCTCAGTCCTCGAATGCGGTGACGTCCTAAATCAGCTACTTCCTCAGATTTACGATGGAACTCGGATTCTCCGGACTATCGGTGAGGACGAGAAGATTAAGTTCCAGAGGATCAACGATCCGATGAACCCGGACTCAATCGACATGTCTGTCGGTGATTTCGATACCGCACTCTCTACGGGGACTTCTTATAGCACTCGCCGTGTAGAGTCTGCTCAGGCTATGATGGACGCCATCCAAGTCTGGCCGCAGCTCATGACGGTCGCGGGTGATCTTGTCGCTAAGGCGCAGGATTGGCCGGGTGCCGAGAAGATCGCGGAGCGGATGGAGCAAGCCATGCAAGGCCCTCAGATCGACCCTGAACAGGTCGAGAAGATGTCTGAGGAACTCCAGAAGCTACAGATGGAGAATGCCACACTTAAGATCGAAGCCAAGAACAAGGCCGATCATCTCGAAATCGAAATGTACAACGCCGAAACTCAGCGTATCCGGGCTCTGTCCGACAACGAGGTTGACGGCAATCAAATGGAGATGGATGCCATCAAAATGATTCTCGACGGCTCTAAGCAGTTGGACGATCATGACATGCAGCGCGAGGAGAATGACCACCAGCGCGAGATGGCACACATTGACAGAGAAGACAAAAAGGAGCAGTTTGCTGCTTCGCAGACACACGCCGAGAAATTGGCGAGTATGAAATCGACTCCTGCTGCTAAGAGCTCTTCGGGTAGCAAGAAGAAGTCGCAATAACGAGAGAGCAAACGGTTAAAGGACCGTAAATCCTAATTATGAGTACGTCAGATACTGAATTTCATTCCGTCGAAAACCTCGAAGGTGTCAGCGATGACATCGACCTCGATCAGTTTAGTTCCGATTTCTTTGGCGAGAAACCGGAAGAGGAGGCCCCCGCCAAGGCTCCCGCTGAGGAAGACGAGAGGGACGACGCCAAAAAGGATGACACTCAAGCCGAGGATGATGCCCTCGCAGAGGAAGAGGACAAGGATGAGGAGCCCGCTCCCAAGCCTAAGACTCGTTCCGAGAAACGCATTGAAGACCTGAACGCGAAGTATCGTCAGGAGCAGCGTGAGAAGGAAGACCTTCAGCGCCAGCTTGATGAACTCAAGAAGGGTCAGCAGAACAAAGACCAAAAGTCCACGCCGGTAACTGCCGACGACGGGCCTACTCCTAATGATGCTAAAGAGGACGGGACTGAGAAGTATCCGTTGGGCGAGTTTGATCCCGCCTATATTCGTGACCTCACACGTTACACCATCGCACAGGAGAGGGCCGAAGCCAAGGCTGCAATCGAAGCGGAAGCTGAAGAGAGTAAGGTAACGAATGCACAGGCTGCTCTAGTCACTGACTGGAATGCCAAGCTTCCTGCCGCTCAGGAGAAGTACCCCGATTTCACGGATAAGGGTCAAGAGCTCGTTGAGAGTTTCGAAGACCTCGATCCTGCATACGGGTCCTACCTCACTGAGACTCTAATGAGCATGGAATATGGCACTGATGTTCTGTACTACCTCGCCAATAACCCAGACGAAGCGAAGGACATCGTTAATAGCGGTGCCCGTCAAGCTACTGTCCGACTAGGACGGCTTGAGGCTAAGTTTGCAAAGGCGAGTGAACCACCTGAACGTCGTGTCTCCAACGCTCCTCCGCCTCCTCCGGCTAACAAGGGCATAGCCCAAGCCCGGATGCCAGTAGCTGGTGATACCGACAGCCTCGACGACTTCGAGAAGATTTTCTTTAAGAAGAAGTGAGGATAAACTCATATAGGAATACTAATGGCTACTGTTACTGTAGATCAGGCAAAGCTCGTCCTTAACTCGTTTGCTGCGATCTTTCAAAATAACCTCGTCTCGAAGGACCTCGTGACGTGGAAGAAGTTCGACGGAGAAATGAATGACCGCAACGGCTTGACCGTGGTTGAGCAGGTTGTTCCCGACTATACCACGACCTTCACGACTTCGGTTGTGAGTGATCTTACTGCCGGTGTTCAGGACACTACGTTCGGTTCCGAGCAGTACAAGCTGTCTCAGGTCATCGGGTCGAGCATGGGTTGGGCCGATTTCGTGAAGATTCGCGATATCGGTGAAGCCCGCGAGTCGGAAGCTCTCAAGATGGCTGCCCTGCGTCTGGCGATTGATATCGACAGCTATATCATGGGTTACGTCGCGAAGGCTTCGAACTCGTGGACGGGTAATGCCAACGGCACTAACTCGGTCTCGGCATTCGCTGATATTGCCAAGGGTGTCACTCGCATGAAGAAGCAGGGTGTAGAAGATGAAGTCGTGGCTGTCCTCGACTATACCGACTGGGAAGCGCTGTCCACGGCTATCGTGAACAACAACGCCTCGCTGCCGGATATCGGTAGTTCTGCGTATCGTGGTGGTTACACCGGCAATATCGCTGGTATCAACACCATCTTCACTCAGCAACTCGGTACGATCACGACTGGTTCTCGCGCTACCGCGTCGGCTCTGACGGCTGGTACTGCCGACTCGACCACGGCCTACGCCTCTGTCGCTGTCTCGACAGGTCCGGGTAAGTTTAAGACTCAGCTCTTGAACATGAACATCGTGGGTGCGACGGCTACCATCAAGGACGGTGAAATCTTCACCATCGCTGGTGTGTTCGCCTACGACAACCGTGCGAAGAAAGCTCTGGACTACCTCCAGCAGTTCCGCGTTATTGGAGACTTTACGGCTGCGGCTTCGGTCGTGGCTCCTCGGGTCTACCCGGCGCTGATCACCTCTGGCCCCTACCAAACGATTGCTCAGGCTCCGGCTAACACCGCCGTCGTGACCTTCCTCGGTGCTGCCAGCACGGTGCTTTCGCCGCGCTTCATGGCGAATAAGAACGCCGTCATGGTGAGCTGTGCTGATCTGATCATGCCGGCTACCGGCACTGCGATGCGCAAGTCCCTGACTAAGGTGCCTGTGTCTGTTCGTATGTGGCGTGACTCGGTCTTCGCGACCGGTGAACACCGTATCCGGTTTGACGTCGCTCTTGAGTGCAACACTCGTGCGAACGGGCGTGAGAAGGTTATCCGCATCAACGGTGCGTAAGTAACTACGATGGGGTCCTCGTCTATGGGTGGGGACCCCATCACTTCTATTGGAACACTCAATGATTTCTTCAGATAAGTACGAGCCTATTCTGTGCAGCATAAACGCAGACGTTCCTATAAACGCTAACGGAGTAGCTGGATTTATCTGTACTGCCGCTGGTACTATCAGTGTGTATGACTCTGAAAATGTATTACTCTTAGACCAGTTCCCTATGGTGGCTGGCGGTATCTACGGTATACCGATTGATACAAGTGCAGGTAATAAGATTACAGGTGGAAGGGTACTGCTTGCTGCTGGAGCAAGAGGGACTCTCTTGGTGCAATAATGCTAGGTTCTTTGATCCCCGGGAGTGCTGCAAGTTCTTCCCCTTACACGGAGGTTGTAGACTACGCCAGCCTTCCGGCTGCTGGTACGCACTCTGGCGAAATTTATGTAGTCCAAACGACTACCGGTATTATCGGTTTTCGTAAGCTCGCCGGACTATGGCGGAGCGACGGAGCCTCTTGGGTTTACCTTGGTCTTTACGGTCGTAACGCCTCCGAGATTGTAAACGTCCCCGCCGGGACTATCTCTGCGACTGATGTTCAATCCGCCGTGACCGAACTAGACGACGACATGCAAGCCCATAAAGCAGCCGGTGGTACGATGCACCCGGCAGTCACGGGAGCCTCGAATGGCTTCATGATTGCAGCCGATAAGACGAAGCTCGACGCCATCTCTGGCACTAATACAGGCGACCAGACCACCATCAGTGGTAACGCCGGAAGCGCCACCGTCCTTCAGAACAGTCGGAACTTCTCAATCACTGGCGGTGGTATCACTGCTGCCGCACAGGCATTTACTGGGGCGGCCAACGTCGTCCTTGCAGCCGCCGTCGATGCAGGGCATGTCACGCTGGCTCGTATGGCCGACATGGCCACGGCAAGTGTGATCTATCGTAAGACTGCCGGGACTGGCGTCCCTGAAGTCCAGACTCTCGCCACACTCAAGACCGACCTCGGTCTGACTGGTACGAACAGCGGTGATCAGACTAATATCGCAGGCAACGCCGCCACCGTAACGACGAACGCCAACCTTACCGGACACATAACCAGCACGGGTAACGCGACGGTCCTAGGCTCATTCACTGCCGCCCAGTTGAACACAGCGGTCAGTGATGCCGACCTCCTCAGTGTTGCGACGGCTGCTTCGACTTACCAGCCTCTCGACACTCAGTTG